CATATTGGTAGTAAAAAATATCAAAATAACTTTTTAAAATTTATAGAAAAAAGAAATGACAGACCTAATTAACAAAAACGAGGCGGCGCTGTCCGCACACGAGCAAATCTGTGAGATCCGATACGAGGCTATTTGCGCAAGACTAAAGCGCCTAGAACAAATCCTTATTGGATCAGCGGGCTTTATTATTGTGACCCTTCTAGCCATTGTACTTAAACTACAATAATGAACAATGGCAGACCCATTCGGAATTACCGAGGGCGTTAAAGCCGTTACGAGCAGTATTAATGAGTCGGTAAAGGCAAGCAAAGAACTATCTAAAGCAATTGACGGAGTATTAGAGTTAGCGGACGCAGCGGCAAAAGAAAGGGCAGATGCTCGAAAAAAAGCTAGGCAAGTTAACCCGGATACTTCAACAATTATTGAAGCGGTAGATGAATGGCAAAGACTTTTAATAGCTAGGCAGTCAGAAGCAAAGATTCAGGAGCAGATTACCAAGAAGTACGGCAGTAAGGCTTGGGATGAAATACAAGGTATTAAAGCAAGAAAGCAATGGGAAGAACGGCAAGATAAGTATTTAGAACAGCACGACAGGCGGGTAATGAAAAGCGTCATGGCGTTGTGCTATATGTTTGCAGCTTGGATAGCGTACGAGTGTACGTGGGGAATATGGAGATAATATGTTTGGAATAGACGCAATATTAAACATTGGTGGTAAGATACTAGACAAAGTATTTCCCGACCCAGTGCAGGCCGAGCAGGCTAAACTTAAGCTACTAGAAATGCAACAGACCGGCGAGCTTGCGCAGATTGCCGCAGACACTGCCGAGCAGCAAGAACTTACCAAGCGCCAACAGGCTGACATGGCCTCTGACTCTTGGCTATCTAAAAACATCCGCCCGGGCACACTGGTATTTATTCTTCTTGTATATACAACTTTTGGAATTGGTAGTGCGTTTAATATAAACGTTCACCAACCTTATGTAGAGCTACTAGGCCAGTGGGGCATGCTAATTATGTCCTTCTATTTCGGCGGACGTACGCTAGAAAAAATAATTGACATGAAGAGTAAAAAATGACACAACTATCTGTACACTTTACATTAGAAGAGCTGACCCACACGGACCACCGTCAGTTTGACAACACACCAAACGCCAACGAACTGGCTAACCTAATCCGTCTGGCTGGCCTATTAGAAGACGTCAAGATCCTTTTGGGTAACAAACCTATTATGGTTAACAGCGCATTCCGTAGTAAAGCCGTGAATGATGCTGTGGGATCCAAGGACACGTCACAGCACCGTATTGGGTGCGCGGCAGACATTCGAGTTCCTAACATGACACCCGATGAGGTTGTGCGGGCAATTGTTGCATCGGAGATTGGATATGACCAAATTATTCGAGAATTTGACCGTTGGACACATATTAGTGTTCCTAATACTAATGGCGGCAATCCTCGCCGGCAGTCTTTAATTATAGACAAGACGGGCACCCGCGCCTTTTCATAACCCGAAGTTTGCATTAGTATATGCAAACAAGGAGTGAACATGTTCAAGATTATTATATCTTGTGTCTGCGCCGCCGCCTTAGTGTTTGGGTCTGTCAAATACGACCCCATGGCAAACTGGCTGGTTCAGTACGAGAAGAAGTTTGAGTGGGTGGCGGAGTCCACCATTGAGTTAGTTACCGAATTTGAGGGATTTCGCACCAAGGCCTACCAAGACGTTAACGGCAAGTGGACAATTGGGGTGGGGCACCTAATACGCTCCCAGGACCTCTATATGCTCCATAGGGAGCTTTCTGAGGCCGAGGTAATAGATCTCCTACACTATGACCTTAAAAAGTGCTCAGAGGCCCTAGAATCGGCTCTAAAGGTCATGGTTAACCGCGCCCAGGCAGACGCGCTGCACAGCCTGTGCCACAACATTGGCCCGGACCGTATGGTTCGCTCAGAGGTCGTGCATTACCTTAACCAGGGGGACACCCAGATGGCGGCAGATGCCTTTATGAACTGGACCAAGCCCGGACTAAAGAAAAGACGACAAGCCGAAAGGGCATTGTTTTTAGCCGCGGAATAGGGCGATTTTAGCCTTTATTTTGCATTAGTGTATATAGAACATCAACAAAGGAATCATCATGGAAGGCTTTAAAAAATTAGCTAAGGGCACACCCTGCTACAAAGAGGGCGGATCTGTGTATAAGTCTCGTCACTCTGAAAAACGTGAGATGTCAGAGGACATCGCCAAGGACAAGAAAATTGTCAAGAAGGCATTTGCCATGCACGACAAGCAGGAGCACCCCGGCGAAAAGACCAACCTGTCCAAACTAAAAAATGGTGGTCGTGCCAAGAAAGAATGTGGCACAGTTAAAAAGTACAAGTGCGGTGGCGGCGTATACGGCGCCAAGAAGACCAAAGAAGACATCAAGAACATTGACAACGCCAAAGACTGCAAGCCTAAAAAATTGCAAGCCGGCGGCATGTCAGGACCAGCGCCAGCGGGACTACCAGCAAAAGCACCATCCGGCGCAATGGGCCAAATGTCCGAATTAGAAAAGCGTCGCATGATGGAAAAGATGGCGCGCGCTAAGAAGTACCTAGGGCCAGCACAACAGGGTGAGTTAATCTCACAAGACCCAAGCGCCGCAGGCTTGCCTGCCGTAGGATCACCACTCATGCGTAAAAAAGGCGGCAAGGTTAAAAAGTGCGCAGAGGGCGGCTCTTTAAAAGAGACTAACGCGGAAGAAAATCCAGGTCTAGCTAAGTTGCCAACTAACGTACGTAACAAGATGGGCTACATGAAAAATGGTGGAAAAGCTAAGAAGATGAACACCGGCGGAACCTGCTCATAAGATGCCAATCCAATCTAAAGCACAACAGGGGGCAATGTACGCCGCAGCAGCCGGTAAGTCTACCATTGGCATCCCTAAGAAGGTTGGCAAAGAGTTTGTAAAAGCCGGCCCCGCCTCTAACAAGCTACCCAATAAAGTACAAAAGCGAGCCGCTGGCCGCGGGAGATAATCTGTGGCAACCTCAGGAACATTTAACCAAACTAAGATCAACGTTGACCAGTTGATCTCTTATGCGTTTCGTGACGCGGGCAAGACCGCGGAAGAGATGACGCCTGAATATGTAGACGCGGCCAGGCAGGCCCTGTTCTATTTGTTACAAAACCTTTCTAACCGCGGCGTCAACCTTTGGTTGCTAGAAAACTATTTATGCGGCGCGGTAACTGCACAGCAGGAATTAGTTATGCCACCAGGGACAATTGATGTCCGTGAGGCAAACTGGGTGTACGTCGTTAACTCCGAGGCAGCCGAATTTTTACCTACCAGCAACCCTGACTCCCCGGCGGTATTTAACCAAAACTTAGATTTAGTCTCAACGTCTATAATTGGTTCTAATTGGTTTGGTCTTGAGTACCAAGACGCGCAGCCAGTTTTCTATGTTGGCTTTAACGGGTACGCGGCCCCTGGAACAACAGTAACATATAACTTTGCCTATGAGGTAAGTAACGACGGCGTTACCTGGACAACAGTAAAACAGTTGCCAGAGACCACGCTATCTGATCGTGAGTGGGCCTATTTTAACATTAGCATTACCCCAAACTATTTGTATTACCGCCTACGTGAGACCGTAGCCACTACGTTTTCTGTGCGTCAAATTGTATTTTCTACAAGCCAACAAGTTATTCCATTAGCACGCCTAAACCGTGATGACTACTGGAACTTACCAAACAAACAGTTTCCAAGCGAGCGCTCACTCCAGTACTGGTTTAACAGAGCCATTGACCCAACTATGTATCTTTGGCCTGTTCCCAACAACGACTTTCAAATGTTTCAATTAATTATTGAACGTGAGATGCAAGATGTTGGATCATTAACTAATGAATTGTATGTTCCAAATCGTTGGATTGGTTCAATTCAGTCAACGCTGTCACATAAGTTAGCGTTACAACTACCCGGTGTTGATTTAAACCGCGTCCAGTATTTAGAAAACATTGCTAAACAACTTGAAAACGACGCGTCACAAGAAGAGCGTGACAAGTCACCAATCTACTTACAACCTAACATAAGCTACTACACAAGATGAGCGGCGCATACACAATGACCTATGACAACCTGGTTCAGGATGTCATTAACTACATGGAACGAGATGACGCGCAGTTTGTCGCTCAAATCCCAAGTTTAATCGGACTGGCTGAGTCAGCCATTGCCGCAGAATTAAAGACATTGTTACAGCTTAATGTTGTGTCTACCACATTAGCTGAAAACCAGGTTGTGTTAAATAAACCAACCCGCTGGAGAAAAACAATCTCCTTAAAAGTTAATGGTAAGCCTTTGCTGTTACGGTCACAGGATTACGTGGCGCAGTATCAGTTTGAATCAGATCCAGGCATACCCAAATATTATGCAGAGTATGACTACAGCAACTGGGCCTTTGCGCCGCTTCCGGATCAAGACTACCCGTTAGAGATTATCTATTACAGTTTAATTACTCCATTAGATACAAACAATCAACAAAATTTATTTACTGCGGAGTGTCCGCAGGCAATGTTGTTTGGCACACTACTACAAGCTCAAGGCTATTTAAAGGCCCTAGACAAGTTGCCAGTTTGGAAACAATATTATTCAGAGTCACTTGCGGCGTTGAAGAAAGAAGATAACTCACGTAAGATTGACAGAAACGTTACAGTCCAGGAACCATAAAAAATGCCA